TGGTGGAGGTGCTGTTGGTGCTGGTGGTGATATGCCACTTGGTTCTATTACTAACAATTGGTTTGAAGGTCACAAAGATAAATTATTAGATAAAACTACAAGTTATTATTATAGATCAATACCAGATCCAAAATTAGATAAATTAATCCATTCTAATGCTGATTTCTTAAAAGATATGAAACAATCATTTGTTAGTGATAAACACAATGCTCAAAATTATTATCCATATCTTAAAACAACATACAAAAAATTTATTAATGAGTCTAAAAAAACCATTATGTATTTGGTTAAAGAATTTGAAATGAAAAAAGCAGCAACTGCTTATAAGAGATCAACACAGGACAAAACAGGTATAATTGATCCTCTTAAATTACATAGTTATAAATTTAATGATGATATATTTAAAAGATTAACTATAACACCTGACGCTAAAAACCACGGTATGATGATGTTGTTAGATTGGTCAGGTAGTATGAGTGATTGTATTTTTAAAACTGTTCAACAAACAATTCAATTAGTTTACTTTTGCCAAAAAACAAATATACCTTATGAGTTATATTTCTTTTCTAGTGAAATGGGTAAAAATGAAGATGATGATTGTAGTAGAATATCAAAACACTTTAAATACAAACCTGGTGATCGTGCTATTGATAAAGTTAAATTAGTTAATGTTGCAAGTCATAAACTTAAAAAATCAAAATTAGATGAATCTTTAATGTATCTATACCATTTAGCAATGTATTATGACCATAGATATTCTTGGAGAAGTTATTTAAAAGATGGTGAAAGAAGACCTGATTCAGTAAGTATACCTAGTGAATACTATTTAGGTTCTACACCTTTAAATGAATCATTAATTATTATGTTAAAATTAATACCTTTATTTAAAAGTAAATATAGTATTGAAAAAATGAATTTAATTACTTTAACTGACGGTGGTGGTAACGGTGGTAATTCAGAAAAAATGATGTATAATGATGATAAAAAATTAACAGGACATTTACCAGATAGTTATGGTAATACGGATGTTCTTATTTACAAAAAGAAAAACCATACTACTAAAGATGAAAACGATTTATATAGTTATAGAAGTTCCTCATTGACAGGTACTCTATTAAATCTATTAAGAAAATATCACGGTATTACAACTATTGGTTTCTATTTAATTAAAAGAATAAGAAGGTGGGAAACTGATATGTACTTTAGACCTCCAAATAGAAAATTAACTTATGACCAAAGAGAGGCAGCATACCACAAGAATAGACAAAAATTTAATAAAGAAAAATCTGTATCAGTACCTCAAACAGGTTATGATGATTATTACATAGTTAACGCTAAAGATATGAAAGTTGAGAATACTGATTTAGATAGTATTAATACAGAAATGGGTACAAGAAAAATTAAACAATTATTCAGTAAGAGTATGAAAGGGAGAATCACTTCCAGAGTGCTTTTAAACAAGTTTATTGAGAAGGTTGCATAGAAATGACTGAAAATATCAATAAAACCAAGTGTTCTTTATGCTTGACATTTGGGCAAAAACGTGATAGCATATAGTATAACAATATGAAAGGACTAATATAAATGTTATTAAATGATAAACAAAAACAATTTGTAGAATTATGCTACAAAGAGTTTGGTGATATAAAAGAAATCACTAGAAAACAACTAGTCAAGGTAGAGAAGAAACATAAAGTTGCTTTTCCACAATGGTTAGTTGCTGATAAAGACCTTAAAATAAAAAAAGGTTTATTCAGAATGCCATCGGAATCAGATACCGATGTTTCCAATACAATGGAAGAAGTAGTACAACCTACTACTAAAAAAGAGGCGGCTTATATCGTTTCTACTTTAACGGACAATGTTGTTCCTATCAAGGATAAAAACTTTGTAAGTTTTGGTAACTATCCAGATGTAAAATCTATTATTAAATCTAAAAGATTTTATCCTGTATTTCTTACAGGTCTTTCAGGTAACGGAAAAACATTATCAGTAACACAGGCGTGTGCTGATTTAAAAAGAGAATTGATAAGAGTTAATATCACAATTGAAACGGACGAGGACGACTTGTTAGGCGGTTTTAGATTAAAAGACGGTCAAACAGTTTGGTCTAATGGTCCGATTATTGAGGCAATGGAGAGAGGCGCTGTTCTTTTACTTGATGAGATTGACCTTGCAAGTAATAAGATAATGTGTTTACAACCAGTCCTTGAAGGTTCTGGTATCTTTGTTAAGAAGATTAACAAATGGGTACAACCTAAACTTGGATTTAACTGTATTGCTACTGCGAATACTAAAGGTCAAGGATCCGAAGACGGTAAGTTTATCGGAACTAATGTCTTAAATGAGGCATTCCTTGAAAGATTTCCAGTAACTTTTGAACAGAAATATCCATCAGTTGCGATTGAAAAAAAGATTTTAAATAATACTTTAAAGTCTTATGGTAAATCAGATGTTAAATTTATTGACAAGTTAACTACTTGGGCAGATGTAATTAGAAAAACCTACTTTGATGGTGGAGTTGATGAGATTATATCTACAAGAAGACTTGTACATATTACACAGGCATATTCAATCTTTGATAAAAAGATGAAGGCAATAGAAATGTGTACAAATAGATTTGATGATGATACAAAGAATTCCTTTGTAGAGTTATATACAAAAGTGGATGCTGGTGCTTCTGCTGATTCAATTATTGAGTCACAGAAACAGGCAGAACTTGACTCTCAAATAAAGGAAGACAATGATAGTGAGTCGGAAGATGAGGAAGAGGACAAAGATGTTATCTAAATCAGATTCCAAATCTATTCATAGTGTTAGTCCAGAGGAGGCGCCAAAAGCGCCTCTTCCTAATATAGTGTTTAAACATATTAGTGAATTAACAGATCACCCTTTAAATGATATAATCTATGATAAACCAAATGACAATAGAGATAAGTTAAGGGCGTCATTAATAAAAAGTAAAAACAAAACAGGAATTGCAAATAAAGAATCTTGTAAAATAGATCCAAATGGAGTTATCTATTCAGGACACCGTAGAAAATGGGCGTCCGAAGAAGATGAAACAGGAGTATTAGGTTATTTAAAATGTGAATACATTGAACATACTTTTGATCCAGAAAGTTTAAACGATCCTACTTTAGAGCAAAAAGAAGCAGATTTATTAGATGAGTTTAATGAACCAGATATAATTAGAAGTCAAACCTCTTGGCCAGTTGTGTTAAGAAAATATAATTATATGAATAATATTAAATATAAAAGAACTGGTAAATATTTTATACCTAAAGAAAGAAATTTATGGTGTGCTGAAAAATGTGGTTTTACACCAGACGCATTTAAAAAGATGGTTGAAATATATGATGTTAAAAGAAATGATTTAATTGATAAAGTTGAAAGAGAAGGTTACTCTATTCATAAAGCACATACAGAAGCATTAAATATACAACCAGTTTCAAAATTAAAATATGATCCAGATAGAAAAAATTGGGTAGAGTATTTTAAAGAAAATCCTAAATGTATGGATAGAGTTGTTGATTATGCTAATGATATGTTAAAACAACATTTAGATATTAATATTGCAGGTAAAAAAATACCTGAAGATAAAATACACGGACACGAGCAAAATATGTTAAGTACAAACCTTTCTAATTTTTATATGTCTGCTGTGTCTTTAGTATTAGAAGAAGAAGGATTTAAGTCTATAACACCTAGAGAAGAAGCAGGATTACCAGATGTTAGAATTTTAAATTTATCTAAACCAGGATATCATTTTGAAAGATTAGAGGTTAAGGTAACTTCATTTAAAGGACACGGTTCTAAAACTTATATATCAGCAGGTCCAGGTGCAAATAGAATTGTTCCACATACATTTTTATTAGTTGTATATGATCCTGATACAAAAAGACAAATGGTTGTATTGAGTGATCTAACAAAAGAAGATTGGACATCCAATTCAAAAAATACTAAATGCGAAATGGGTATGAATATTTGGGCAGACAATCATTTGGATGATTGTGTATTCTTTCACGGTGACGGATTTATAGATAGTAGAAATTTATTTAATATGAATTTAAAAAAGGTAGTAACATATAACAATTGGTTACTTGCTAAAAGAAAGATAGTAGATTTAAAAAATGAAATCAGTTAATGTAGAAATAAAAAAGACAACTATATTGTCAGCATATAATCAAGTGAAATTATTAAATGATTTAGATTTTCCTAATTTCCAAAAAGGAGAACCTATTTACGAATTACTAATGGAAATAAAAAGGAGTATAAAGAAAGTGAAGAAAGAAAAGAAAGAGGGTTGGAAAGAATTTTTAGAATTTTGGCCGTTGAGTATAGTAATACCTAGTATGTTAATATTAATACTATTAGGTTCAGCAGGAGTATTTGATTAATGAAAAAGAATTTTGATGTAAATAAAATAACACCACTACACGATTTGTCTTGGTATATTAAATGGACAAGTTCGTTGTTTATATTAATAGGAATGATGTTTACATCTTTAGAAATGACACCATACAATTTATACTTACACTTAATTGGAGTAAGTGGTTGGTTTGTAGTAGGTATGTTATGGCACGATAGAGCATTGATATTTTTAAATGCTGTTGCTATAGCAGTATTCGTAATGGGTATTGTTAAATATCATACCACTTGTACCACTTGTATGATACCACTATGATGAAGGGAGGTGTATAATGAGTATAACCGTTGAAGTTAGAAAAGGTAATTTGGAACAGGCAATGCGTGTTCTAAAGCGTAAGATACAAAAAGAAGGTATTGTAAAAGAGTTAAGATTGCGTCAATATTATGAAAAACCATCTGATAAAAGAGTAAGAAAAAAGAAAGAAAACATTGCTAACTGTAAAAAGAAAGCAAAAAAATTATTAAGAACAAGAGGATATTAAGAGTTTTGCGCTGGTGATATAAATATAATTGCCCTGGCTATTCGTAAGTCCTAGGGCGTGAAGACCGACTATGAATTTAGTTGGTGTCGCAAAACGAAGATTTGGCACTTTACTTCGTAAAAAACAAAGTGCTTGAAATTTATATAATAATGATTATATAAATAATATAGACAATGCCTTATAGGGTTGTCTTTAATTAACAGAAACTTTGCTTACAAAAGGAGGTTTATATGACCAATAAAGCACTTTCTATTTTTAACCAATTAAGACCATTATCGGTAGGATTTGATGATGTGTTCAATCATTTTGAATCAATGTTTGACCATCAATTTGATACTCTTAATGTTTCTAATTATCCACCATACAATATCGTAAAGGTTGATAAGAGTAAATTTGATGTTGAGGTTGCATTAGCAGGATTCAACAAAAAAGATATTTCTGTATCAGTTGAAAACGGTATGTTGACTATCGAATCTAAACAAGAGGAGAAGTCAAAAGAAGAAGATGATGGAGAGGTTATCCACAAAGGTATATCCAAAAGATATTTTAAAAGATCGTTTACTATCGCTGATGATGTAGAAGTCAAAGGCGCCGAGTTAAAAGATGGTCTATTGAGAGTATCAATGGAGAAAATAGTACCAGAAGAAAAGAAGTTGAAAACTATCAATATTAAGTAGTTTAAACGCATAGAGGCGAGGCAGCATTGACTTCCTCGCCTTTTTAGTATATACTGACACTATATTATAAATTATGAAGAAGGAGTGATTATATTATGAACATATCAACAGACACCTTATCGGTGTTAAAAAACTTCTCGGATATTAACCAGAACATTTTGGTTAAACCTGGGAATAAGATACAAACAATCTCCACAATGAAGAACATCTTGGCAGAAGCAGAGGTGACGGAGAAGTTTGAAAGTGAGTTTGCTATATATGACTTACCAGAATTTTTAAGAGCAGTTGAGTTATTTGAAAAACCTGCATTAAAATTTAATGGTGGATCAAATGTTGTTATAGCATCCGCTAATTCTAAACAAGCAATTAAGTATTTCTTTGCTGATAAATCGGTTATTGTTGCACCAACAAAAGCAATTAATATGCCAGATCAGTATGTATCTTTTACTTTAAAGAAACAAGACTTTGCTAATTTACAAAAAGCAATTACTACACTAAATTTACCAGATGTAGCAGTTGTAGGTGATGGCAAAAATATCAAGTTAGTTGCTACTGATAAGAAAAACAAATCTTCAAATGATTATTCAGAAATTATAGGAGAAACTGATAAGAAGTTTACTGCTTATTTTAAAGCAGAAAACTTAAAAGTTATTGGTGATGACTATGATGTAGAAATATCTAAACAGAAGATTAGTCATTTTATCAACAGGAACAAACCTGTACAATATTGGATCGCATTAGAACCTGACTCTGAATTTTAAGGAGTTAGACAATGGCAGATTTTTTATGGGTTGAGCAGTACCGACCTAAAACAATAGAGGACTGTATTCTACCAGCAGATATTAAGCATACATTTTTAGAATTTCTAAAGAAAAAAGAAATACCTAATATGTTGTTATCAGGTACAGCAGGCACAGGTAAGACAAGTGTTGCTCGTGCTTTATGTGAACAACTAAATGCTGATTATATCATCATCAATGGTTCAGATGAAGGTAGACATATTGATACATTAAGAAACAAGATTAAAAACTTTGCTTCTACTGTATCTTTCAATATAGAATCCAAACACAAAGTAGTCATAATTGACGAGGCAGATTATATGAATGCCGAGTCTGTACAACCTGCTTTGCGTAATTTCATTGAAACTTTCTTTGAAAATTGTAGATTCATAATGACTTGTAATTATCCTTACAAGTTTATTGAACCATTAAGAAGTAGATTAACTCAAATAGATTTTAAGATAGTCAATGGCGATAGACTAAAAGCAGGTCAGGCATTGATGAAACGACTAGGTATTATATTAGATGAGAACAAAATACCTTATGATAAGAAGGTCTTAGCAACTCTAATTGAGAAGCATTTTCCAGATTTCAGAAAGACTATCAATGAATTACAAAGATATTCAGTAAATGGTAAGATAGATAGTGGTATATTCTTTAATCAAAAAGAGGCAGATATTAAAAGTTTATTTGCTTGTTTGAAGAAAAAAGATTTTAATGAAACTAGAAAATGGGTGGTTAACAATCTAAATGTTCAACCATCAGACTTGTTTAGAATAATTTATAAGTCTTCAAAAGAATATCTACAACCACAATCAGTACCACAAGCAATACTTTTATTAGCAGGATACCAATATAAATCAGCATTCGTAGCAGACCAAGAGATAAATATGGTTGCTTGCTTGACAGAAATAATGGCAACTTGCAAATTTAAATAACATTTAATATATGGATAGAATAAAGTACAATGGCACGAAGAACATTTTGGCGAGTATGTATAGTCAAATTGCGAATGTGGTATGCAGATATAAGAGGTCATCACGGACACAGATGGAATTATGAACCATCAGAGCATTATATGGGCAGACATAACAAACGCAAATAAGAATGGCATACGAATTAAAAGAATATTTAAAAGCGATTAATGAGTCCAAAGAGGACTTAATGAAATCAGACGAGACCTGGATAAAAAAATATCCAGCGTATATAATAAACCGTTGTTTATCAATGTTTTGGGATACACTTCCACAAGCAAATGAAATGAACGGTTATCACTTCCTAGACAATCAGATACAATTTCAATTTTTAATAAATAGTGTTAGAAGAAAAAAACGGTTTGGTGGTAGATGGTTAAAGCAATCCAAATTGAAAGACATAGAGTATATAAAAGAGTATTTTGGTTATAGTAATGAGAAGGCAAGAGAGTCTTTGAACATACTCACAACGAAAGACATTGAACATATTAAAGAAACCTTATTTAAAGGTGGGAGAAAAACTAAATGAGTGAAGAAATACAATGGAAGCCAGAGAGTATGCTAGAATGCACCATCAAGCAACCTGACGATTTCCTAAAAGTTAGAGAAACTTTAACACGAATAGGTGTTGCAAGCAGAAAAGACAAAACACTATTTCAATCGTGTCATATATTGCACAAACAAGGTAAATATTATATCGTACATTTTAAAGAACTTTTTGCTTTAGACGGCAAGAAGGCAACTTTAGTTGAAAACGATATACAAAGAAGAAATACAATCGCTATTTTATTACAAGACTGGAACCTAATTGATATAGTTAAAAAAGATGCTGCTGATAACAAGGCACCATTAAGTCAGATAAAAGTATTACCATTTAAAGAGAAAAAAGAATGGACTTTATCTGCTAAATATAACATAGGAAAAAAGATAGATAAAAGTAGCGAAAATGCAGATACCAAAGTTTAAAGATTTTTTTGTAGAACAAGATTTAGAGCGTAAAGAGAAACCTATTACGGTTGCTATTATCACAATAGCAGATTCTAAAGA